AATCCTGGTCAAACATATTCTGATGCTGTGATGAGTCGTTTAGCACCTCAAATTGCACAGCAAAATGAAATGTCTGATGCAGCTTTAGCTAATCAAGGTATTGCACCTGGTACTGAAGCTTATACAAATGCTAAACGTCAATTAGCTCAAAATCAAAATGACTTGCAAACTTCTGCTATTATTAATGGTATGAGTACAGGTTTAAATGCTAATAACCAAGCTTTCAACCAACAATTAACCAACCTTAACAATCCTATTACACAATTTAATAATTTGCGTAGTGGCTCAACAACAACAACGCCTTCTTATGTAAATCCAGCATCTATGGGTTCAACAGCAGGTGCTGATATTCTTGGCGCTACACAAGCTGGTTATAACTCTGCACTTGGCGCTACAAATGCTGCTAATGCTGCCAATTCATCATTTAACACTGGTTTAATGGGTCTTGGTGGTTCTTTAATTAATGGTGGTTATTTAGGTAGCCTTCCATTAGGCGCTGCTGGTACAGGCTCTGGCTTGTTAGGTGGAATTGCATCAGGATTAAGTAGTCTTGGTTCATATTTAGGATTGGTACCATAATGTTTCCATATCAACAACCAATGAATCCGTATCAAATGCAGCAAGGCTCTCAAAACATGATGATGCCTCAACAAAACTTTCAATCAGGCTTAATGGCAATGGGGCAAAATCAACAAGCACCAAACCCAGGTCAAAACATGATGATGGCTCAACAAAACAAACCTATGAACTCAACTCCTCAAGGCAATTTCTTGGGCGGTAATATTGGTCAATATAGACAAGGATAATTATGGCTTCTTATGCTAATGCTCTTATGCCAGGCGAATCAGGTGGCATGGTACAAGATGTGTCAACACAACCTGTAAACGACACAATGGCTCAACTTGAGCTGCAACGTAGATTAAAAATGGCTCAAGCATTACAAGAGCAAGCTATGCCTGAAGGTCAAATGGTATCAGGGCATTATGTAGCACCATCATGGACACAAAACCTTGCTAATTTGGCTAATAAATATGTTGGTACACAACAAGAAAAACAAGCTTTAAGTGATTATGGTCAATATGAACAAGGAAAACAACAAAAACAAGCAGAAGCCTTGAAAAAACTTGGTTCTGTTTTTGATGAAAAACCTATTACAGAACAATCAACTTACGATATTCAAGTTCCCAATGGTCAAGCGCCACAAACAGAAAATCTTGGTGGTATGCAGCCTATTCAAAATGGCATGAAAACAATTCAAGTTCCTGTAACAAATACGACTGGAATGAGAAAGCCAACAATGAATGAAATTCAACAGGGTGTAGCTCAATATGGTGCTGATATTCAAAATCCAGCATTGCTTGAAAAATTAACAATGAATCGTGTTGAAAATGCTTTAAAACCAACTAAAAATACATGGCAAACTGTTGGAAATTTAACATTTCAACTTGATGAAAATGGTAATCGTACTGGTCAATTTGTACGTAATACAAAAGATGAAACTCCTGGAAGTCTTGAAAAAGATTATACATTTGCAAGACAAAACGGTTATAACGGTTCTATTGAAGATTTTAAACGTATTCCTTCATCATGGATTAATCCTTATCAACAAAAAGAGCTTGGATTAAAAGAACAAGCAGATAATCCATTGGGATTGCCAAAACCTTCAAAACAATCTGGAACATTGTTTAATAATCCTTCTATTAATAATCAAGACCAACAAGCTTTAGCTTGGGCAAATGCACATCCAAATGACCCAAGAGCTGCAAAAATTAAACAAAGATTGGGGAATCAATAATGGGAAATTTTGACCCAGATGCTTATTTATCTTCACAACCAATGCAACAATCAGGTATTTCATTAAGCCCTCAAGCTTCTGAAAATGCAAATAAAGATTATTTTGAAAGTTTACCTGCTCATGTTAAACCAATGGTTAATGCAGTTCTTGAAAATAGAATTCCATTAGCAGGTCGTGCGCCATTAGATAGAAAATCAATGACTCAACTATTTGATGTTGTTTCTAATGTAGACCCAACTTATGACGCAACTAATTTTCAAAAACGTCAACAAACTGCCAATGCTTTTGCCAAAGGCCCTCAAGCTAATGCTGTTCGTGGTGCAAATCAAACCCTTTATCACATGGGAAAATTGTATCAAAATATTGAAGATTTAAATAATTTTGGTGGTGCTGGCACACTTTTAAATGCACCTGTAAATTATATTGAAGAACATGTACTTGGTGACCCACGCCAAGGTAAATTTAGACAAACAGCTCAAGCTGTAGCTTCTGAATTGCGTAGAGTATTTTCTGGTTCAGGTGGTGGTTCATTAGCTGAATTAAATAAATGGGAATCTTCAATGCCTGAAAACGCATCTGAAGAACAACAAAAAGCATATATTCAAAACGGAATTGATTTATTGCAAGGTGGTCTTGGTGCTTTAAATCAACAATATCAAGCTGGTATGGGATTAAATCGCAATGTAACTGATTTACTTGACCCAAAAGCTAGAAATATTTTAAACAAATTGCAATCAGGTGAAAATCCAAATGTAAAAGCAACGCCAGGTCAAAAAATGGCAAATGCCTTAAATGCAACTGCACCAAAAGGACCTACTGAAGGAACTGTATCAACTTCAAAATCAGGCAAACCAATTATATTTACAAATGGGCAATGGGAGTATCAAAATGGCAGCAGTTCCACTAAATGATTTGCCAAACGCAGTTCCTGAACATGATTTACCCATAGAATTGCAATCTGCACAACATCCTAATATGCATTATGAATTAGGTGATTGGGTTAAAAATGCACCTGCAAAATCACCTACAGGTAGTAACATTACTGAAACGCTTGGCAATCTATGGGAAGCAAGTAAATTTGAAGGTTTAACACCTGAAGTAAATCCTATTGGTGGTCTTACAAGACTTCCTAGCGCTGAAAAAGGTAAAGTAGCTGTTCAAGGTTTAGTTAATGCAGCTAAAAATTCTACTGTTGCACAAAAGCTTGGTGATTTATTAAGTAGTGCTGGAAATGCAGTTGGTTCAATTCCTAAACGTGTATTGGCTTTTGAATCTAGCAAAGACCCTTTGGCATTTAGCACTCTTTACAATGCTGCTAAAGAAGGGAATAAAGAAGCATTGGCTGCTGTTAAAGAAGCTACTCCATTAGGAGAACTTTTGCATAAAGATGCAATTTATAATTACACTAGAAATATGTTTAACGCTCCTCATGAAATAGCCATGAAAGCTGAAGATTTTACTAGAGGTAAAAATGAAAGAGGATTGGGTGCTTGGGATGTTGGTGCAGATGCTCGTTATTTAGAAAATCCAGATATGCCAGCAGCATTAGCAAGACAACAAAATCCTGCTTACAAGCCATGGAATGAATTAAGTGATGCAGAAAAAATTAAACAAGCTACTCAAGCTGGCGTAGATACATCAACTTGGAGCGTATTGCCTCCAAAATCAATTCAAGGAATTGGAATTGGTGATGTAGCTAAATTAATTGGTAAAAAAGCATTGCTTCCTCTTGCCCCTCTTGCTTCACCTAGGATTTCTCGCATGGCAGCTATTTTGGCAGGTCAAGGCGCTAATGTTGCAGGTAAAGTTGGTGATGTAGCAGGAAGCGCAGTAAATATGTTACCTGAAGCTTCATTGGAAGATTTAATTAATGCTGGCTTATTGGATGCAAGAACAATGAGAGCAAAACAAGGAGAGCAATAAATGGCACGTAACGGAGCAGGTACCTATAATCTGCCATCAGGAAATCCTGTAGTAACAGGCTCAACCATTTCATCTACATGGGCTAATTCAACCCTAAATGATATTGGAACAGCCTTAACACAGTCTATTTCATCTGATGGTCAAACTACACCTACTGGCAACTTGCCTATGGGTGGCTATAACCATACCAATGTTGCTGATGCTACAGTTCGCACTCAATATGGTACAGCAGGTCAAATTCAAGATTCTGCATTTACATTTTTGACAAGCCCTTCTGGCACTAATGCTATGACTGCTACGGCTGCGCTTGGTATGTCAGCTTATGTATTAGGACAACGCTTTTTCTTTATAGCGCCTTCTACAAATACTAGCGCATGTACACTTAATATTAATGCTATTGGCGCTAAAGCAATTACAAAGCAAGGTTCTACAGCCTTGGTTGCTGGCGATATTGCTTCTGGTGCAGTAGTTCAAGTAGTTTATGATGGCACAGAGTTTCAATTAGTAAGTCCATCTGCTGTTACTACAGTAAGTTCATTTAGTGCAGGTACAACAGGTTTAACACCATCAACAGCTACAACAGGTGCTGTAACGCTTGCAGGCACTCTTGCAGTAGCAAATGGAGGTACAGGTGCAACAACTTCTACAGGCTCTGGCGCTGTTGTTTTAGCATCTAGTCCAGCTTTAACAACTCCTGATTTAGGGACTCCTAGTGCTTTAGTTGCTACAAATGCTTCAGGAACAGCTAACAATTTAAATGCTGGTATTGGCGTAAATCAAACATGGCAAAGTGTAATTGGCTCTCGTTCATCTGGAACTACTTATACAAATTCAACTGGTAAACCAATTATGGTTTCAATTCAAGGTTCTGGTTCAGGCTCGTCTGGAACAATATATGTCAGTAGCGTATTAATAAGTGGCTGGTCAAATAATGGAAATAATACTAATTGGCCTACAACATTTATTGTTCCTAATGGCTCAACATATGTGTGCAATATAACTGCTGGCAGTATTGGCATATGGGCGGAATTACGATAATGAGCGACCAAACAATCATTAACTTAATCGTTGGTGTTGTTCTGTCTGTGCTTGGATGGTTTGCTCGTCAGCTTTGGGATGCCGTCCAAGACCTTAAAAACGATATGAAGGAAATAGAGATTGACCTTCCTACACATTACGTTCGTAAGGATGAACTAGAACAGCGCTTTAATAAGATTGAAGATATGCTAAACCGCATCTTTGAAAAACTGGATAACAAGGCTGACAAATAATGGATGACCATGAAGCAGTAGAATCACTTTTACGCAGAATGGTTGGACAAGTTATTGATGAAGTAGCTATTGACAATGATGAGTTTATAATGTATTTAGAAGATGGCACTCGCATAGTGTTATTTTCAGATGAGGATTTAAACTTATATTATGAGCTTCCTGAACAAACCCACTAGAACCCATTTCGTCTTACCTGACGTACAAACTAAAGATGGAAATGACTTTACATTCTTAACCTGTATTGGCAAATACATTGTTGATAAAAAACCTGACGTAATTATCTGTATTGGTGACTTTGCGGACATGGAGAGTTTAAGCTCCTATGACGTTGGTAAAAAGTCATTTGAAGGTCGTAGCTATCAGAAAGATATTTGGGCTGCTAGGGAAGCAATGGATGCGCTTCTTAAGCCTTTATATGACTTTAATGAAAAGGCTAGACGCTTAAAAGAAAAAACTTATCGTCCTCGCATGGTGCTGACATTAGGCAATCATGAAAATCGTATTAATACTGCGATTAACAATGATAGGAAATTAGATGGCCTTATCTCTACTGATGACCTTCCGTACCAAGATTGGGAGGTGTTTCCGTTTCTCGAAGTTGTCACTATTGATGGTATTGCTTATAGTCATTATTTTGTTTCAGGCGCTATGGGTCGTCCCATATGTTCTAGTGCAGCACTTCTTACTAAAAAACATATGAGTTGCTTTGCTGGTCATCAACAAGGTCGTCAAATCTCTTATGGGATGCGAGCTGATGGCACTGAAATGACTGCTATTATTTGTGGGAGCTGTTATGAACATAATGAAGACTATCTTGGCGCACAAGGAAATAATCATTTCCGTGGTTGTTACATGCTTTACGATGTACAGGATGGACGATTTGATGAATTACCTCTTACGTTAAAATATCTTAAGAACAAGTACGCATAGCCCTTCGGGGCTTTTTTTATATGATATTACTTCGCATGCGTAAAATATATGGCAAAAACATCTGGGATGGTCGGCATATTAAAGTTAGACGTTCAGATAAACAAGCTCGTAAGATTGCACGACTATATAAATTCAGGGGATATAAAAGGCTATGAAACAATTTAAGCTTTGTAGTGAATGTGGCGAGCCATACGAAATAGACGATGCAGACCCAGACTTTCACGTATGCCTTGAGTGCAATGTTTACGATGAGGATTTAATTGGCATTGTTGATTTTGAAGATGAACGATGAATAGATAATTATAATTAATTACATATAAAAATCATATATTTAAGTACAATATGAATAGACAAATGAATAGATAAAGGGTAAACAATGATAAATAGCCGTAGCTTATCCGACCTTAATCCTAAAGTAGCAGCACTTTGCAGTGAGTTTATCAATAAATGCAAAGAACAAAACATCGACATTATTATCACATCAACTTATCGTGACAAAGAATCTCAAGATGCTTTATATGCTCAAGGTCGTACAACACCAGGCAAGAAAGTCACCAACGCTAAAGGCGGTCAATCCTTTCATAACTGGAAAGTAGCTTTTGACTTTGTGCCTTTGGTCAATGGCAAACCTGCATGGTCTAATGATGAGCTAATTACGCAATGTGGTGAGATTGGCGAAAAGCTAGGTTTGGAATGGGCTGGTCGTTGGAAAACCTTTCAAGAAAAACTACATTTACAATTTACTAACGGACTAACATTAGCTGATTTTCAAGCAGGTAAAGCAATATGATGAAGTTTATAAAAAACATCTTAACCGAGCGTGATAATGAAACTATTTGTGCTTATCGTGTAATTGCTTTTGTTGCTGGCTTTGAGATGCTTGGTAAGTTCATATTTGTAGGCGCTCCACAATTCCAAGATTTTGCTGATGGCATTGCTGCGATTGGTGTTGCTATTGCTGCAAAGAATTGGAGTGAAAAATGATATTTTTACAAACTTATTGGAAACAGATTGCAATAAGTGCTGTTTTAGCCATTATTTTTCTTACTGGATACTATGAAGGCTACAAGCATGAGAAAGTAGTTTATACAGCATTTGTGCAACAATTAGAGCATGATTCTGCTGTTGCAAAGGCAGAGCAAGATGCAAAATTAAAAGAATCGCAAAATATTACGAACAATGTGACAAAGGAATATGCAAATGCAGTCAATTCGATTAAGTCTTATTACGCTAGTCATCCTATTAAGTGGATGCAGTCAAGTTCCTGTAATTCAAAAGTGTCCGAGCTTTCCACAACCACCAGCAGAACTAATGACGCAACCGAAAGCGATACAATTAGTACCGAAGGAATTGCGCCCGTAGACTGTGCAAGTGATGTCATGCAATTGCTAAAACTTCAACAATGGATAAAAGAACAAAGCGAGATTAAATAGTTTTAAGGCGGTTAAGCCGACATCAGAGGATATAGCAAGTAACGAGTTTTTCGGCTTTCTGCGTTACATGTAACAGCTATCAAATCTGCGCCAACTTTATATAAACATAAGCTAGTGTTAATCCTGCACAAAATCCCAATGCAAAGGCACTAGCGTAGCAAATAACATATTCAATGATTGCGTGTATCATTTAGTTAGCCTTTCCTGCTATAAATTTCTCATAGAATATGCTAGTCATATTTCTTCTCCAAAACTAGCAATTATATCTAGTTTCATTTCTTCTGCTTCAGTCCACCATGCTGGGTCTTTATCCAAAGCAATCTGCAACATTTCAATAAAGCCTTTCTCAATTAAATAGCGTTTAGCATCATCGTCTAGCTCAAGTTCACAGATAGCTGAACCATCCTCCATTTCTTTCATGTGCTTCAGTTCCATCTTCATTTATTTCTAGCCTCCATAGAATTACGATTGCTTTCAGCTTCTACAAAGTGAGCAACCATCCAAGCATATTTGCCAAGTTCAGTCCATTCAGACTCAATGACGTTTAAGTTAAAACGTAACGCCAAGTTTTTACCTAGCGTTGTATAGTATTTATTGTCTAAATTTTCCATATTGCCCTCTATGTATAATAATCTAACAATGCTTTACATGCTTTAATATTGCGTTTATACATTTTTTCATCACCTTCATGTAGCCATGACCCTGCTTTAGCACTTGCTAAATATTCTTTACTATTTGATAGCTCACGTTTAAGCATAGCAATAAAAAAATCATCTAATACTTCAAAGACTGCTGACTCATCATCAAAGTTAAATTGAACGTTCATTTTAGCTCCGTAGAAGCGTGTTTTACGAAGTTATTTGGATGCAGACGATACTTACTATCAAGTTCGAATTTTATGCGCTCTACGGCAGCGTAGCGTGCGTTTAAGGCATCTTCTGAAGGTGGTTTCAAAGCAATAAAGCAATTAAGTAATGCTAATGGTTCACCAAATGTTGAATACATATAATTCTCCTAATATAAAGAAAATGTAGAAGCGATTGAAACTACTGTTTTGCGTTTTGGTTTTGGATTTTGCCAATCATGCGGCCTATCCATTAATCTAAATACTCTTGCGCCTGGAATAATATTATCTTTTGGTTTTACACCGCGTCCAATTTGCATTAATCGATTACGCTCACGCATTTCTTCCATAATATCTGATAAAGATCTAACATAATATTCTTTTCCAGTACTAATATATTTATATGCTTTCTTTTTAGTCTCAGGAACAATATGCCATTCTCTAGTTAAGTATTCTTTTTTATATAAAAAATTTAATATATCATTAGTAGATTTTAATTCTTTATTTATTAATTTTACTATTTCACTTTGAAATTTTGGTTCTTTGCATAATTCACAAATTTGATGTTTAACAATATCACTTTCAATGTATCTTTCGTATCCTTGCATTTTCATCTCCTAAAAGTGGTGGGCTACTCACGCTGGGTTAATGTAAGTTGAGCACAATACATTATGGTCTGACAGTCAGACAAATTAGCGCTTTCGCCCATTTTCGTTAGAACGGAATATCATCCTCTAATTCTTGTGATTGATATGCGTTTGCTTTTGCTGTTTCACCTACGTATGGTTCACTAAATGCAAAACTAAAAAATTTACCTGATTTACCATCTTTTAGCCATGCTGACATACGCATTTCTTTACCATTTACCATGCAATTACCTATGTAATCAGGATGTGTATCTTTTTCTTTGCGGTTATTTTTAAAAAGTGAACCACTATTGTCACGTTGTTGATATTCTGCCATAATTAACCTTTCTTGATTGATGAACGTGTTTTACTATCTAAAAGACTCCATACAGCAAGTTTAGTATCACTATCTAAATTAGCTGCGGTTTCTTTTGCTTGCTCAATATCACTATTCTTTACAAAGAATGTAATTTCTTCAGCAATTCCATGAATTAACTCTTTTTCTGCTGCACTAAAATTATCTAATGCACCAGCCATAGGAGTAATTGATTGTTTAGGTGCTTGTACCACATCTTCCTCCGGAACATCTTCACCAGCATAAATATATAAACCAATACCATGTAATGCAATAGTTTTTGCAAGACAACGCTGCATAGCCGTATTAACTGACATAGCATCAGGATTAATAATTGCTTTATTTCTAAAATCCATTACTGGCAATTGCGCGGTCATTGTTTTACCAAAAGCTGTTACAGAACAAAATACCATTAATGTTTCACCAAATTTTGCTGGTTCTTTATATTCCCAACTAGCCGCAGCATCAAGTTGTAAGAGTTGATCGACCGCCCAAGCCCATGAGAGATATGATAAACCATTTTTTTTCTCCAAATGATCATTAACATTAATCTTTCTTAACTCAGTATAGTTCATTCGTCAATTGCCTCCATATTGGCTACAATAATAATATTAAGCTCATTAGACAAACCTAATGCTTTAATTAATGGCAATACATCAACACCCATAAATAAAGCTGTTTTAGCTTCAGCACGTGGTTCTGTTAAAGCTTCTAAATCACCAAAGTATGCATAAGTTGGTTGTTCATAATCATATTCAACTTCTAATGTAACGCCAGCTTCTAAATTTAAATGTGTAATCATTTTACATTCTCCAAAATAACCCAAGCATTTGCAACTTTAATTGCTTTTAATTTACCAGTAATACATAATTTACGTATCCATCTAGTAGACTTTCCTAATTGCGCTGCAACTTCTTCAACGCTGTACAGATTTTGACTCATTTTTACCTTTCGTATTCCAACCATGGAATTTTATCATATCTGATGGTTTAATATTAAATTTATTTTCTTGCTGCTGTTTTAATTGATCCATTACTTCTTTTTGATATTGTTGTTCACACATATTATTAGCTCCAACTAATTTCGTCATCAGTTAAATGCTCTAATACAAACATTGATTCTAAATCCATAACAGTCCAACCTTTTTCACCACGAATAAAATCATAAAATCGGTCTGCGTGCTTTTCCATAGTTTTATCAAAGTCTACTTTGTCTAAAATATCTTGTTCTTCTTTGCTTAACATTAAAGTGTGCATTATGCTCTCCTATTAATAACAATATCGTTAGTAGCTTCATACATTGCAGCCATAAGACCTTTAGAAAAAATCAACAAGTCTTTATCAGCTTCATCTCTTTTTTCTTGTTTAGTAGCGTGCATACGAGTTACATAAGATTTAAACATAGCTCGCAATACACTTTTAGTTACTTCAAAGTCTACATATTCATCAGCTAATAGGTCATAAACAAATTGACCGTCATCAGCAGCTTCTTCTACTTCTTCTTCAATCCATTCATAAGGGTTGTTCATATCATCATTTCCTGGTATTTCATGTGGATTATTCATATAATATTCGTAATAATCACTCATTTCCATCCCTTCCATTCTGCAATAGCGCCTAAAATTGCAAATATTGCACAAACTGCTGCACCGCCTAAAGCTAATATTGTAAGATTGTCTAACATTTTACATCTCCGTTTGCGTTGTTGATGTAGTAATATTATTCCACTAATGGAGCATTGTAAACACTTTTTTAAAATATTTT